TAGATAACCAGTTCCATCATTAATTAAATCAATATATTGAACTGAATTGTTTTGTGTAGAAGCAATTGAAACCGTAGCAGTTGCTGTAGTTGCAGTATCTTTAACCATAGTAATGGTTTGAATATAACCAAAATCCTGAACTGACCTATCAACTTCATCAATACTGGTATCAATAAGTTCATCTTCGTATCTAAAGATTTCACATCTCAATTCATAAACATATAGATTGTTTAATTGATAAAATGGAACTTTACCTTCAACGTACTTAATTTCAAAAAGACCATTATCAATTGGAAGATAAATCAAATCTCCTTCTTGTGGTCTTGTTGCAACTTTGATATCTGGGTCATCCAATAAAAATGGAGTTATAAAATCTTCATATCTTTCTTTTGAAATGATAAGAGTTAGTTCATCACTTGTCTTTACTCCAAATTTTGATAAAATATCTCCTTGTCCTCCAAATCCATTGAAATTTGAAATATATGCTTCAATTCTAAAACTATCATCAAATTTTGATACTAAAACTTCTTTGATAATAGTTTTTTCATTAATCAATTGTCTGGGCATATACACAACATCTTGCCCATACATTTTCAGTTGTTCGTTGATTAAATCTTGAACAAGTCTTTGCTCACTGGAAGAACCTCCCAGAAAATAGGGATTTAGTGGTGCCATTATCCTATCATATCCATTGGGGGTAATTCATAATCAGTCTTAAGTTCTGTCTCAAGTTCTTCAATTTCTCTAATCGCATCATTTAATATTCTTTCACCATTCATCGTAATTCCACCAGGAAGTTGAACTCCATTAAATTTAATTAAATTTTGACCCCATTGTCTTTTTATGATTGCAGTCAAATATCTTTTCAACCACCAATCATTATATACGGCAGAAAAGTCTGATGGATCTACAATTCGAATACAATCGACAATAATATAACTATTTTCATTTACCATTGCCCAGTCTATATCCAAATACAACCTATGTTGTTTTTTATTAAATCTCAATTGAACATCTGGAGTTATTAGTCTGCTAATATCTTCCAAATGTGTTTTTACCATTGCATAATTTAGCAAATCGAGAGCACCATAATAATACAAATCATTCAAAAATATTTGATATTTGATATTAAACAAACCAGATGATATTGTATTTGCATCTGATTTAAATACGTTATTCACTCCAATAATTGTATCTGGAAGTTGAATAAAATTATTTGTTTCTTGATAATTGACCGTTGTTATTCCAACAGAAGAATTTGCAGTTGAACTTGTGATACCTGTTCTTACTATAGTTTTTTCATCAGGTAGAAGTTTGTGTTTTAAATATACTCTTGCCGCACCATCATAATGTCTTTCATTAAAAAATTGAATAGCATCATCTACCAAATCGTCAATTTGGTCGTCATCGACGTTAATTTCTAGAACAGGATATCCAAGTTTTCGCAAACAGTAATCAATTAATCCTTGACGACTTGATGGTTGAGACATTATTTAATTTTAGACTCTAATTATTTATCAATATGTGCCACCATCAATGAATGGATATGGATTCCATTGTTCTGTTGATGAATTGTATACAAGTACTGAATTGTTTGGAATTGCTGTAGTTGTATTGACATCATTTAAATCGGTAAGATTCATTTTTAAATTTGCAACAGCAGAAACTACCCTGTTTGCGTTATCAGCACCAAGTCTTACTTTTATTAAATTGTCTGAATTAGTTCTTACTCTAATGTCTGACATTGTTTTTATGCGGTGGTAATTCCAGCAGTAACTAAAGCACTTCCTTCAACAACTCTTGTCTTTGCTGTTCCACTATCTAATAGTATGTCATAACAATATCTTCCTGGTCTCAATGTTGATGTGATAGTTGAACCTAAAGAAATTTTAACTCTTCCGTCAGGTCTATTGGGGAAAGAAACTGTAAAAACAGCAGAAGTATTTAATGATGCTGGTGATTTTTTTAATTTTGCATAACCAGTATATCCAGTCAAATCCAATGGAGTATTTGCTACTGATTCAAGAAAAAATGTCTGATTAAAATCAGCACCCCCTGGAATTGTTATATTAGCTACATATATTGCCATTATGATAACTAGATAAAATCTTTCCTAATATATTTAGGTTTTGTTTTCTAAGAGTTTTGCAAGTAACGATTTTATCTCAGTCAATTCGGTTTTTAAATTTTCAATTTCATTTTTTTCCTCTAATGATGAGTTTTTGACTCTCAAATATTCTTGGTATTCATAATCATTGCAATTTACGATTGCATTTGATTTTTCATCACGATACAATCCTTTGTGTCCTTCTACTGGTATCATATTGATGCAATTGCTCTTAAGTCTCTAATAAGTGGAACATATGATTGATTTGTTCCAGTCATAATAATTTTAATTTGGAATCCATTGAATGGAGTTATATTTTTACCAGTAAATTCATAATTACCAAAATCACCTAAAGTATTTGATGCTTGAACGAATCTATCAGATTTTCCATTATTTTTTGAAGAATCGATTACGTTTCCATTCTCATCAAGATTGTCATATCCTGGGAAAAATTCATATAATTGTTGTGAATCTGGAGTATCATTTCTAAGCAATCTATACATAACTCTAATATCATTTGATGAGTGTCTATAAGCATCAAAGAGAACTTTCAAACTATCTGCTGATTTTTGTAACTTTACAATTTTTGAAACATAAATTGCTGCATTTGGGTCACCACTCAATTGATTTACTTTTGGATCTAAAGCAAAATCAGAAACAGGATTATTAATCCTATTCATTGTTGTGATTATGTTTACTCTATGCAAATCAATCATTGGAGATACTTTTCTATCACCTGTTGACAATAGAAGTTCCATAGTGAATGATCTATTTCCGGGTAAAGTGGTTAAATTTGAAAGTTCATTTACTTTAGAATAAATCGCAGAAGTTTCACTTAGTTGATTGGTAGAATTTAAAGATATATCTTCAAATCCTCTATCCGTGAATGAAATTTCAGTTCCATTCACACTTGTTCCAGTTGTTGTTCTGATTTTTGCTCCAACTGATGTTGTTTCTGGTAATAATGTTTGTATATTTGGTCTAATACTATTAAATGTGATATTTTGTGTTGCTTTTGGTCCATTAAAAGACCCAACAATTGGGGTTGACGAATATGTTCCACCAGATTTAGATTGTTTGAAGAATAACTCTGGATATGAATTAGTATTTCCAGTGCTTCTATTGGTTCCTGGTGTCGATTGATCTATTTTTACGTGGTAAGAATCAAGTTCAATTGGATATTTTGTTAAATCAACATCTGTAAATTTATGAGTTTTGTTGATTCTTCTGAGTGAAACTCCATTGAATTCGTATTTAAATACGGATGCGTTTGTCAAGTGTAATGTCGCAACTGTATTGTCAATTCCTCTTCCACCACTAATACCAGTTAAAGTATTTCCAGAAGTTCCTGTATACTTTATAATTTCATTATCAATAACAATATAACCTGGATTATTTGAATCAACAGCAATGTTTTCGAAGGTTTCTAAAGTACCGATTGAATTTAATGTAATATCACTAGTAGAAGTAGAAGAATAGTCAGCAGTTAGTTTTACAGGAGCAATATCAGATTCGATTCCACTCAAAGTAACTTGATTGATTGGTGAATACATTCCGTGATTTTGGTGATTGACTTTAAAGTGCAATCCATCAGAAATATTAACAGTACTAGTTACAGTTGCTCCTGCTATAGAAGAACCATTATTGGTAATTGTTTTTGTTCCCGATGTGTCTAATTTTCCTTGAATATTATCAACAATAATAGAATTGACTGCTGAAATAATTCCAACATTGTTTGGAATGGTTAAGATGAGATTTTTTCCAAGATTATTAGTATCAGTAGAACTTACTGTTAATGTATCACCAGGAGCATATCCAGAACCACCATCAGTAATAGTTGCAGCGACTGCTACACCAGAGGAAACTGAAAGATTGACTTTTGCATTTTGTCCGAATCCTGTTAATGATATCAAACTTATATTTGAATATACTGTTGCCCCACTTGTAAACCCAGAACCAACATTTGTTAATGTTAAGGTTGAACCAATTCCAACTGCACCAACAAGAGATTTAAGATTTGAAGTAAAATTGGTATTGGTTGTTTGACTAATTGTATTTCCGACAACTAATGAGGTTTGTTCCGAAGTAGATAGACTCTTACCTAAACCAATTAATGCCGAATTTGAATACGCATTTAGTGGATTTTTTCTCAATGTTGCAACTTGATTATTGCCAATAGATAGATCTGGATTATAGAATCTAAATGATGCTGGCGAAGTTACAAAATCTGCCCTGTATAAGGTAAACTTCAAATCTTCCAAATCAGATGCAGTCCAAGTTGATCCATTTTGTGATTTAAATAATGCACCAAGAGTCGGTTGTTTGGAAACAATAATTTTTTGAGAATCTGGTTTATTTGCAGTTGATATGTCTGGTTCTCCCATTCTTGAAATCCATACATTATACGAATCGGAAGACGAGATTAATACAATAGAATATCCAGAACCAACTTTTTCCAAATAAACTGGAGAAGGGAAAGTAAAAGTAGTTGCAACAGTACCATCTTCAGATGCTTTAACATCTTTTGGATCTAATGTTACTTCTGAAAATGGTAAAAATGTTTGTGTTGGAAGACCAGATTGCATCGTTCTGATTTGAAGTGTTACTGGAATTCCTTTGGTGTCTTTTGTTTTGAAGAAAATATCACATTTTGTAATATAAACTCCATTAGTATCAGCAACTTCAAATGATTGTGCTAAAGGATCAACCCATCTAGTTGATTGTGATGTTGAAGTATCAGCAGTATTTGCAGTAGATGTTGATGTGACAGAATTGACAAGTGTTCGTGAATCTGTGCGTGGAATTCTTTCGACATTTGCATTTCTGATCCTAAGTGTAGAATTTTCAACATTGTCTAAAGTTCCAGCAGAAGTGAAATTGACTTCTGCTGTAGTTTCATCTGAAGTAACTACTGTAGAATTTGTTGAACTTGAGGTTAAAACAAAAGTCTTTGTTCCAGTTCTAAATGATGGAGTTGATGGAATTGTTGGGTCGGGAATAAACAACGAACCAATGAAAACTCCAGATTCATCTGCTATCAATCTAACATCAGAGATTTTTGCAATTGCTCCACTAGTTTGTCCAACCAATTGCATACTTTTTGCAATACTACCATAAAAACCAGATGATGCCTGCATTTCTAAACTTGCAGTATCAACATTTAATATCGTAGTTGTTGATGAGTATGAACTAGATAAAGAATTTTCTAGTAAATATGGATTTAATAAAAATGTTTCTGTTGGTGAATTATATGGACCATATTTGTGATTTTGTGTTGCAAGTCTAAATCTAATAGTTTTTGAACCCAAACTTCCAACTATTGTTTCTCCACTAACAAAAGTTCCACTAGACATTGAAACTTCAATCAATTTTGGTACAACATATGAAGTCATATCAACATTATCAAAAAATGCATAAACTCTTGATGATGGTTTTAATCTTTTGGAAATAATTTCAATGTTCCTAGATCTCATCGTTGTTATGATTTCTCTAGAAATAATTTTATCTCCAAGATTTGTGGAATCAAATCTTTCAGTAACACCTAATTGAATTCCTTGTCTAGATTGATTTGTTGTTGTAGTTACTGTAGTATTTGTTGTAGTTTGAAAATTATTTTGTGTTACTGTAACATCAGTTACCAATCTTCTTCCACCACCAGGATCGATGGTAAATGATTCAGTAGAACTTCCAGTAAATACTGGACCAGAAGATGAACTAGAAACATTTGAACCAGTCCAAGTGGTTTCCCAAGAGTTCCAATCAATTGGAGAAAGACCAGTATTACTATCGGCATTGGCAAGTGCCATTGACGCATCATAACTGCCTTCAATGTCATAAGTTCTTTCTGTTTTTCTTGTTTCAATCCAAGTATCACTTGATGGATTTAATTGAATTGATCCAATCCAGTTTATCACATTAAATGGATTTACATTTTCACTTCTTGTGGCAAACTGATTTTTTACATATTCAACCTCAGAATAATTCAAACATACAATATCTCCAACTCTTTTTATATTTGGAGAACCTAAATCACTAACAAAACGTAAATCAGCATCTGGATTTGATGTCTGGCCAATTCCAATAACTGCTTCAGATCCTAAAAGCAAATCTATAGAAGTTGTGTAATGGGTTGGTCTTAATAATCCATTTGCATCATCGACACTTGCTTTATAATCACGATTTCTTATTTCTCCTCCATTATAAGATCTAAAATTATCAACAAAGAAACCACATTTAAATCTATCTAATTTTGTTGTAGCATCTCTTATTGTTAAATTTTGAGTATCTGTTTCCAATAAAGACAATGATGTATAATATTCAACATTTGAAAGTCTATTTTCCAATCTGGAAATATCTTTCATTGTATATCGTTTGTGTTGTACCAAAGATGTTGATGCATTTTCTGCCCTATTCAAATAAGCAGGTAAACGAATTGTTGCTATTTCCAGACAAGAATCTAAACTATTTGGAAGTTTTGGTTGAAGTGATGGTACACCTTTATTTACGATAAATGATCCTTCTTTTGTTAAAAATAATCTATCAATTCTTGGTAGATAATACTCATAAGATAGATTTAATGCTTTTTGTTGTGCAAAAATATTTCTAGATGAATTTTCTCCAGTAAATATTCTAGATTCGTACTCAAATGGTGATTTTGTGCCAGAATAAGGAGCAACTCTTGGTCTTAAATCAATAACATCACTTAAAGATATTCCGTCAACTGATGATATGTCATCTCCATATCTATCTTTATCGTAAGAATTTACTCCAACAAAATCACCAACATCAGATGAATCTATTGTATAATTATTGTAAATAATTGTTATCTGCTTGGTTGGTGCAGCAATTTGCGGTTTTCTGATAATTCTAGAAAAATCAAGGTATTCTGATCTTTGTCCTTCATCCAAAATAAAGTTAGTTCTAATATTTTTATCACCAACTTGAATTGAGTCAACAGTTCCAGAAATTTGAGATTCCTCAAATGTAACTTTTTCACCAACAGAAAAAATATTTTCATTCAAATAAACAAATTTTACTTCATTTGTTCCATCATTTGATGCTAAACTTGCAACTGCTCCAGTGTCTTTACCAATTATTCTTTCACCTTTAATTGAATTTAAAATATTTGAATTTAATCCAATTAATGTAATTGATGGTAATGTTGGAGTTGAAGATGAAGATGATTCAAAAATTCCAATAACTGATTCTACATCTGGAACATTTAATGAAATCTCATCATCTTCAACTCTTAATCCATAAACAGTGCTGATAGTTAAACCACTTGTGGATGTGGAAACACCAGAAGAAGTTTTGTTGATTGTTAGACTAGAGCATCTATTGTATATCTTTTTGCGAGTTTTTGTGTTTACTTTTTTGAGAGTAGCAGTTAATATTGCTGCACCTGAATTTACAGTAATATTTTGAATAGATATGGTTCTTCCACTTGGAACTAATTTTTGGTTATCTAATACTGCTACAGTTCCATCGGCAAAAGTTAAATTATAATCTTCCTCATCAAATGGTTCAAACGTTAAAGAAGTGTCTGTTTCTAATGTCGCACTCCAGGCACCATCACTAAATTCACCAGCAGTAATAGTGTAAGATTTTTTGAATACTACATCAGAACCAGTTAAATCTAAATTTGAAACTTTTGAATTATTTAAACGTGCGTATAAAAAGGCATTTTGTGTATTTAAAACGTCCAAAGATGATACTTTGAAGTCATTTACAGTAATAGTTGAACCTGGAAGAGCACCAGAACAAACACCGGAAACAGAAGTCGTTGCTACAATAGTTAAAGATCTTGAGGATCCACTAACAGCAGAAACTCTATTGTAAGTAGGTACACTTTCCCCTTGTTTTGTGTATGATACAATATCACCTACATTAACTCCAACATAAAAGTTTTGATTTGAAGTTGTTACTGTAGAAATTCCACCACTATTACCAGTAATAGTAAATTGAGTTCCTGGTTCTGCAACTGATAAATTTTTTGATAAAATTGGGTCAGCAGTAAATCCAGGAGAGTATATTTGATGAACATCAGATAAAGAATAATCTTTTACTGATGTGATTGTGCGAGAAATGTCTAAACCATTAATTTTAATTTGCTCATTTGCTATAAATGACCCAGAAACTTGATATAATGTTAAAGTGGTAGATGATGCATTGCTAACCAAATATCCTTTAGCACCACTATTTTTTCCTTCAATATATGCTGGAGCAGTTTGTGTCAATGCAGTGTTAATTGTCAATACTGTATATGTTTGAATATCATAAAGAGAACTTTCAAATTGAGTTGAAGCATTTGAATATGCTGCATTTTTTAATTTTAAATCATAAAGTCTAGCAACTCCAATCTTTGTTCCAGATAAAGATCCTGGTGTTGCTGTTCTGGTATCATAAAGACTTACTTGTGTTGTTAATCCAACTGCAATAGAACCAAAGACATTATTTAATAGAATCTGTCTTCCAACATTAAATGGAATTGATGCATTCTCTGCTCGTTCTGTTGTTCTTGGTTTTTCTATATCTACAATAGTATTACTAATCGTTTCAATTTCATATCCACGGACGTATGCTTTTCCTGGACTTATTGAAATGCAAGCAAGGTCTTTTGATGGATTATTTCCTTGCTTAGTTTTTTGGCTTGAATAATAAACTCCATTATTTCCAATTCTGTCATTTAACGATTCCTTTACATTAATATCAAAGGGTCTTACATAATAATCACCAGATTCGTCATAAGTTCTTCTTGCTAATTCATCTCTAATTAAATTATAATCAGTTCTATCTACAAACTTTGTTAATCCACCATTTTCTACTCGTAACAATTCTACGAAATCCTGATCGTTAAAATCATCAATTTCTTTTTTGATTAAAGTTGTAGAAATTTTTAATCTATCAGCACCTGGAGCAGCATAATTTGAAAATCCTTGAGCATTATCAAACAAATCATTATAATTATTTGATGCTACTGCAATCTCTTCGTCAATCAAAAGACCAACACGATATGTTGGAGTATTTGTGTATTGGTCTAAAATTACTACTTGTTTTGGAACAGTAATGAAGAATCCACGAACAAAATACACACCTTCTTCAATTTTTGCTGCAGACCCTTTACCAATAGAACCAGAAATAATCGAAGTCGCAAAAGATGTATTTGCTCTAATTGAAGATAATGTGTAATCCACATTTTCCAATGAAATTAAATTTTCACCATCAACAAAAGTTTTATTTGTAAAATTTGTATCACTAGAACTCTTATACTTTACATATAGTGTGTAGTTATTTTTTTCTGATACTGTATTTGTAATATAATTTTCTACTACCGCAGTAACACCACTTGTTTCCCCTTTTATACTTTTACCTATAAACTTATCAATGTATGATGATACTGGAATTCCCAAATGTGCGTCATCAATTTGTACGCAACTATATTCCGAGTCATAACCAATTTGACCCGGAATAACCATAGAACCTTCTTTGAAGAAATGTTTCCCAAACTTTTCAACTTGATTTTGTAAAATTGATTGAAGAGTTGTTAATTCCCTTGCTTGAATTGGGGTTCCTGGTTTAAATAAAACTCTTTGATACCCTTTTGTCGCATCAAAATCATCAAAATATGGAGATACGTTTAGGTTAGTATTCTGTGGCATTTTTCTTTAGAACTCCAAAACGATTTTGATATCTTCTTTTTGACTTGCTGATCTTGGTATTGGTGGTCTGTTGTCAATATAAATGATTTCACCAGACTTTTTATTGTATTCTGCAGACGCAATACCAGCAACAAAGTTGCTTCCCAGTTGATATGTCCTATTATTTATTACGGTACTAATGCCAGTAAAAGAAGTATCAATACTTAGTGGTGTTCCAGAAGCAGCACCATTTATTACCAAAGATGAACCAGTAGAACTAAAATCATTAATTTTATATCCAACCCCAACTGTTGCTAGTCCAACTGGTTGATAATATTTCAAGACACCTGTTATATTGTTCCACGAAGCAACAAAACCAATTGCAACAGTGCCACTACTAACTGTTTGAGTGATTGTAGAATCAACTGCATAAGTTGTTAATGTGGTAGCAACACCAGTTAATTTTAATGCTTTCAGAGCACTTACTTCTGCTGCATCTAATGGTTCAACATCACTCGTTATTTTTGTTGGATTTTTGATAATTCCGATTCTAGCAAAATCATTTCCAATAATAGTATCAGGATTTGTTTCATCGGTATTATAACGAGAATAAACTAAAACTCTATAAGCACCAAGTTCTCTGTAGATATCATAACCATGACCTCCTTTGGGGGGAATAATTACATCAAAACTAGCAATTGTTCCAGTATTTACTAATTCATCTGGAATTCCTGGTGCCCCTGGTTCAAATTGAATAATTCCTTTGGTATATCCAATTCCACCATCAGTAACATAAGCATCTGAAACTTTCCCAAAAGAATCAACTATAACAGTTGCTTTTCCTCCAGTGCCATCACCAAGAATTGGAATATTTACAAATGTTTTTGAAATTGGAGCATATCCAGAACCTCTAGTTTTTATAGTTAAAATTTGTACTTTCCCATTGATGGCATTATTTTTGATTGAAATACTTTCACCGACTGTTCCCCAGTCTTCTGGAACTGGAATAAATTCAATGGAATCAAATTTTACAATTTCAGATGGTTTGATCGTATACAGATATTTCCAAATATATCCGTCACCACTTGTTCCCGCAGGTCTTGGTTCCAAATCTACAAAATCTGGTTTATCTACTGACGGTTTTCCTTTTGGATTTTCTGGATCTGTACCATTTTGTAGGCAAATATAAACTCTCAAATCATCGTTAATTACATAATAATTTGCATCATATAATGATGTAGAGTTTGTAATTGGGGATAAATTATAAACTGTATAGTCATGTCTATACATTTCATAGGTAAAATTACTTTCCCAAGTTTTTTTTCTTACCATTCTTCTCACGTCACTTCTAGTGACTTTTTTCATAGAAATAATAGTCTCTTTTATTTCGCATTCTTCTTTAAACCCATCCAATGGAGGTAATCCCTCCCCCCAAGATGCTGATCCATTTGCTTGAGAATTCAAAGCATTTGGTTGTCCTATAAAAGTATAATAAGTATTTGCCGTATCTCCAACACCAATAAGACTTTTTGTGAAAGTCTCAGCATTCATTATCCTAAATTGATCTGATATAATTGCAGACATTTTAATCGTATACTTTTTTTCTATTTATTACTAAATCAAACCACGAGTTCTATAAACTTCTGCTGCTGTAGATAATCCAGTCAGTCCATCATTCGTATTTACAACAAAGTCTTTTGGATTTTCTCTTGCTCTATTTTGATAATCATATATTTTACTCCAAGTATATCTTCCATAAAATCCAGTCGTATTAATTCCAAGATTTATTGCTTTATCTACACCATTGGGAACAGAAACAAAATCACATCTCACGGTCACTATTCCAGATGATGGATTTGAAATAATATTTTCTACTCTATACAGACCATCAATGAATGAAGTTGCTGTTCCAACTCTAATTCCAGTAGTGGTTGTTATTCCGGTTAAAGCATATCCAGAAGTCACATTGCTGTCAAAAATTACAAAATAATCTCCAGTTTCCAATTGACTATATGATACACCAAACTTATCAAGTGATGAATATCCAATACCAAGATTGGTATTATCATAAGTTTCTGATTGTAATTTAAATTCCAAAGAGGATAAACCAATTCCTATAGTATTGATGCCAGTTATTGTTCCAAAATCACCTTTTGCTTTTATTGAATATACCTTTTCTCTATTTGATTTTGTAGTATCAAAAATAACAGGAGGAACGTTTGTTTGGGAGTAACCAAATCCGCCATTTGTGATTGACACCGAAGTCACAATACCGTTTGTGGACGAAGACGTTGCTGTTGCTCTATTATACATTGGTTCTGCATACATAATCGTTGTGCCAGATCCAACTACAACATATCTTCCCTCATAACTTAATGATGGAACAAAAATTAAATCTCTAATTGCATTTGATTGGTTTGTTGATCTTTTTTCCCAAGTTGAAAGGTCTAATGAATAATACAAATTCCCATTATCATCTAACACAACATAAACACCATCATAATAGTTTATATTTGTTAAATTATTTGTAAT